GTTCGCCAACAAGTTTAGTAACTGAGTTGTTTACATCATCTCTTAATGTGATTGTAATTGGTTCCCAAGTGTGTTTACCAGCAACATAAACTCTTGAGTTGTAAACGTCTAGTGTTACGTTGTCAAAAGTTAAGTTAGGTCTAGTAATGTCTACTACTTGTTTTGTTAATTCTGATCTAGGTGTTGATACTCCAAAACCTTCAAGTATTGCTCTGAAACGATATTGAAGCTTTGGCATCAACAAACCTTGTGATGCTGAACTCTGATCGTTTGCTAAAGGTACTGTAAATTTTGATAATGTTGATATTGCCATATATTTTCTCCTTTATCGAAAATTAGTTTCCTAATTTTGCAATTTCTCCTGTGTTTTTGATTCTCAACGGTATGTAAATAAATTCAACTGATTTAATAGGCTCAATTGCTATGTCTACATAAAGTTCATTTCTGTCTATTCTCGTAGGTGTGTTGTTTGTGTCATCACAAACTACTAAGAAATCGTACAATGCTCTTTGACCAACAAGTTCTAATAAGAATGATTCAACTGCTTGTTTGATTTCATTTCTTGTTAGTTCATCATTTGGTTCAAAAATAAATGGTTTTCCAATTGCATCTAATTGTGTTCTCAAGTACACTGCTAATCTAGAAACGTTAATTCTATCTAGTGCTGAACTTGATGGTGTTTTAGTTAAGTTACCAAAGTTAACAATTCCTGCTCCTGAGAAGAATGTAATTGGGTTAATTTTAACTTCATGCATTGAATCTCTCACTGACTCCGTTACAGATATTGTTTTAAATTCACCTTCTTTTGAATCTATGAAACCAACTGCTGTTGCATTATCAACAATACCTCTTCTAGTTCCTGCTGGTGCAAACCATGGGAAAGCTATGTTATCGTTGTTTGCTAGTGTTCTCATCATCATGTGTGATGCTGGAACTACAATTGATTTTCCTGTGTTATCAGTTGTTAATCCTGATGGATAAAACACACCCAAGTAATCACTTGAACTTACTAACCCGTCTTCGCCGTTGTCTAGTGCCGCTGATGAGTTGTTAGCCCAGTTAGTAATTGCAGTTGATGTACCCGCTAATCTTAATGGAGTATCTCCAACTACAAATGCTGTGTTGTTTCTGTCTGTGTTTAAGTTAATCATGTTTGAAATCAACTCTGGGTAACCAGGTGTAGCAATTACGTTGAATCCTCTTTGGTCTTCTCTGATTGCTTGGTTAGTGTCCATTTCTGATTTTAACTGTTCAACAATTACTTTTCTCTGTGCTTTTCTTCCGAATGCACCGGAACCGTTTGCATTGTTGCTTGATTTAGTAACCCATCTGTCTGGATAGTAAGTTGCAACAGATTCATTACTTGCTCTAGGGTTACCTAAACCGCTTGATCCACTTCCTGGATATTTTGCAGTTGTAATGTAACTGTTTTTGTATTCTTTAACATTGTAGCCTGAACGTCTAGTGTTCCAAAGCAATATACCCTGTGGGAATGCCGCTGGATCTGGAGCATCTGGATCTAAATGACCGTTGCTCAACAAGTTTTTAATTGTTGAAGGCGTTCCTGCCGCTGTGCTAGTTCCTGCCGCTTTATCAGTTGACGTGTGCCATCTTGCATCTGCAAAAACAATACCGTCTTCTGTTGTTTGATCGCTTTTGTCAACTAATTCCCAAGCCGCACCTGATGTAGTTACTGCTACTTGGTTGGCTGTGTTAGTTGAACTTAACGTTGCCGCTGTGTTGTATTTGTAAAGTTTTGGATAGTTTTCTAAATCTGCAGTGTCAATCCATAAGTCATTAGTTACAAGTGCAGTACCATCTGATTGTGTAGTTGGTGCTGTTGCACTAAAATGTGGACCATTTGGATCTGTGCTTGAGTATGCTGTTGCATATCCAACAAAAGTAGTACCATTGTGTGCCATAACGTCTGCAACATCAATGTTTGTGTCATACCATAATGTACCGTCTGCTGGTTCATTGTTTGGTGTGTTTGTACTTGCTGTGTATGATAATCTTTTCCAGTTAGAAGCAACTACTTCTGATCCTGTTGAAGAATCTTCTGTGTCACCTGCTGGTGCAACATATAAGTTGTCCACTAAAGTTGAACTGTTCGCAGTGTATCCACCATATGGATGTGCTTGAGCAGTTCCAAAACCAGCATCACCTAATACGTCGCCAGTTCCTGTGTTGTTCATTCTAAAGTCACCGCCTAGTGTGTGTTCAATAACAATTTCACCAGTTGCTAATTTAGAAGCTTTAATGTTAATAAGTCTTGTAGTGGAGTTAGCCGCCGCACTTGCGTCAACTTTACCGTTTACATCTGTTATAAATGTGTCAGCAGTTGTACCACTCATTGTAATTGTAATAGGTGTACTCATTGCCGCTTGGTTTTTTCTACTTTCACTTATTGTAAATGTTTCCGAACCTGTAAATGAGTGTGACGTTAATCTACTTGTAATAGCTGTTTTTCCACCTTCGTATCTAAACAGTTGGAAATCACCAACATTGTTTGTAGTGTCAACTTGTGAACCGTCTGTTGTAACAATTTTTTGTTCAGTTATGTTGTACTGTGAGTATAAAGTTCCAACAGTTAATGCAGTTCCACCGTTTCCTGCATCTAAGTTGTAGATCGCAGAGTTGTGTGTTGCATACAATGGTGACGCTACTGCTGAGAAACTTGCACTTGCTGAACTATAAAGTTTAGTAACAATGTTTGCTCCTGAGTTTGCTGAAGTTGTTTTGAACCAAATTGAACCTGTTGGTCTGTTTTCGTCTGCAGTTTTCCAAGTAGGTCTGTTTGTGTGTTTGTCTTGTAAAAATTTAGGAGCTCTAAAGTTTCCTGCTGTAATTCCCAAACCAGCTAATAAACCTGTACCTTCTTCAAAGTCAAGTATTTCTCTGTTTGTAGAATCGCCAAGCTCACCACCATCATGGAAGATGTCTAAGTTTCCTGTTGTAGCATTAATGCTTGAAGTTACACCTGGAATGTTTGCCGCATTAATTGCCGAGTTAACATTTGATAATGCAGTACCACCAGTTGCAACTGTTGTGCCATTAATAACCATAGTGTGACCGTTTGTTACTGCTGTTCCAGAAGCAACTGAAACTACAGGTAGTGATAAGTGCCATGCACTTGATCCAACTTGTACCCAAGTATTTGATTCAGTTTTTTTGTAAATCTTGTTAGTAACGTGTGTTGTATTAATTACATAATCACCTGTGATACCAATTGAAGTTTTAGGTGCTCCAGTTGAAACGCCTCCAACTAAATCAGTAACTGCTGTAATAAGTGTTGGTGTTATTGTTGTGAATGCTTGATCTGTTTTTGACCACTCAAATAATCCAAAGCTAGTTGATGCAAGGTCAAACCAGTATGTACCATCTGTTGGGTTAGAAGTTGGAGCCGATGCACTTCCTAGTAATTCACTAGTGTCGACATTTGCTCTTAAAACGTATGCTCTGTTGGCAACTCCTAAGAAAGAGTATGCCGCTTGTAGACCCCATTCATTTAATTCATATCCGTGTAATGAATTGCCTGATGCGTCTTGATAAAATTTTGGATCGCCAAAAGTTTCTGTTAATTCTCTTTGAGAAGAAATCAAATAAGCAGTATTGGCATTTGTAGTTTGTGTTCCTGATGCCGTGCTATCGCCTGCTCCGTTCTTCTTGTCTTGTGATGATGCTACTATAAAAAGTGGTGTAGTACCTGCATCTGAAGGTACATAAAAACTCTCGTTTATTACACTTACTTCTACTCCTGGTGCTGTTAATGCCATGTTATGTGTTCT